GCTGTCACGAAGCGCAAGGCGGGCGAAATCGCTGCGTACTTCCCGAATGACGATGTTCTGACATCGGGCACCGCCGCAGTTGAAATAAACGGCCACAGTATCCGGCAGGGGCGGCAAGAGGGCCAACGCTGGGAAACACCGATCTGGATAAGCTACTGGAGCGCGTCCTAACCAACTGAATCTGCATTTATAGGAGGTCATCATGGCTCTGGCAGGACTTGAAAGCACAACCGGCACCAAGATTTTCGTAGTAGGGGGCGAACCAGCAACATTTGATGCCGCTGGTTTTGGTGCCATGACTATCACCGCCCAAGTGGTCGGCGTTGTTACATTCGGCGCATGGGGCGACGACAACGAAGATGTGTCAGAGCCGCTGCTGGGTGAGGGCCGCGTGATCCACACCAACGGCACCGCAGATGGTGGCGAGGTGGAAATATCCGTACAGCACCGCACCACAGACGCCGGGTCTGATATTCTTCTGGCCAACGCGGGCACGAATGACCCTGTATCCATCAAGAAGGTCTACAAGTCGGGCGACATTGAGTACGCCACAGCGGTTATCAGCGGCGCAAAACAGCGTGAGGCCGCTGGCAATGCTGTGCGCGGCTATACCGTGATGGCCCGCGTGAACTCCGCTGTTGTATCGGTGTCCGCATAATGGCGGACATCGGCAACCTGAAGCTGGTATCGGCATCTGAAAAGGGTGCCGATCTTGACCTTCTCAGCCCGTTTGATGGTGAAAGCACGGGCGCGAAGCTGATGGTCACCGGCTTTGACGCCCCTGCCATGATCGCTGCCGCGCGTGAGTTCGACAAAGAGCAGGCCAGCGCCGAAAAGAAGCCCGATGCAGACGAGGCAATGCGCCTGCGCCGCGCGCACTTGACAACCGCCGCCGTGACCGGCTGGTCAAACTTCGGTATTGGCGAGGATGAAACCAAGTTCACACCAGCAAAAGCGCGCGACCTTTTTGCAGATCCTGAATACCAATGGATCTGCGAGCAGGTTTGCCGGTTTGGAGCATCCCGCAGAAATTTTACGCCGAAGCCCGCGAAAACTGCGTAACGTGGGCTAAGCAGTTCGGCTACCTCAGAGCGCCACGCGAGGGCGGCAAGGGGTCGCGATGGGATGAGTGGGTGAGCGCAAACAACACAGCCCCCGCAATGCCTGACCTTGGCAGTATGGGTTTTGTTGCTGACCTGTTCGTGAAGTCGGGCCGGTACATGCGGGGCGGTTCCGAAATTGCCCCGCTGACCTATCAGGAGATTGAGGCATTCGCGCGCGTCGAGATAGGCGTTGGCGTAGACGACATGCGGCTGATCAGGGCAATGTCAGTGGCGTTCGTTGACTGGCTGGCGTTTGGTCGGGACGTGTTCTGCGCCCCGCCATGGGATGAGGCTTAGTTGTTCGACGATATAAGCCCCAGAAATATAAAATCAGGCGGCTCTGGCATATCACAGGACAAGGCAATCAGCATGTCTAAAATAATGCCTTGCCTTACTAAAATGTTGGTCAGGGCAGATTGTGCTGTGCTCGCCCTTAGCGCGCTTGTTTCGCTTTTGCTGGCCCGATCAAAGTACACTGCCGCATTGTCGAACTTGCCATAATCGTTCGTCAGGCTTTCGCAGGACGCAGCATTTGCGCGCTCAAGTGGAAGTGCCGCAAGCGCAAATGCGCACGCGGAAACTGCAAATATTTTCATCCGTTTTCTCCCTTGAGGTGCCTATATGGTCGATGTCGCACGCCTAGCCGTTGCCGTTGATAGCAGCGATCTTGCGTCCGGCAAGACTGCCCTAAGAGGCTTCGCCAACGAAGGTAAGCGGACGGAGACGCAGATTGTCAAGTCGGCAGACCGGATGGAGCGAGAACTGGCGCAGACAGCCGTTGCGGCTCAGAGTGTATCTAAGGGGTTCAACAGTAACAGCCTGCGCATGGCTTCAATGCAGCTTTCTCAGGTCGGACAGCAGACCATGGCGACGGGTAACTTCGTCCAGGCTCTTGCTATCCAGTTGCCCGATTTGGCGCTAGGTCTTGGGACAGTCGGTATCCTCGCAGGCGTTGCGGCTGGTGTGCTTCTGCCGTTGGCGGTGAACTTCGTTAAGGGTGGGGAAGGTGCCGAAGATTTCCAAGATGCACTGGATGGGCTTCATTTGGCTATCAGTGAAGTGACATCGGCCAATGAAGTAGCTGGAACATCACTGGAAGATTTGTCGGAGCAATTCGGAGAGAATGCACGGCAAGTTAGAGATAACGCGGTTGCATTGCGTGACTTGGCGGCGGTTAAGGCCATCGGCGCGCTGCAAGAGACAGTCCGAAGCCTCGCCGGTGACATAGCGGGGGCGGTCGCAGAATTTGACCGGCTCGAAAACTTGTCAGGCAACAACGCTCGCAACGTACAGCGACACATGGCAGCACTCACGGCTGAAACCGGCCTCACTGCGGATGAAGCCCGTAAAGTGTCAGCAGCTTTTAACGAACTTTCCCGCGCGAATGGTCTTGAGCAAACAACGCAAGCCGCGCAGACGCTTTTCGATCAAATGGTGGCAGTGTTCGGCAGTGCACAGCAAATACCGCCAGAGCTTCAGGAAGCCGCGCGCAGGGCAATCGAGACGGCCAACGCAGGCTATGAGATTGAGGCCGCACTTGATGGTTCTTCCGCGGCTGCGGGCCGCGCGGCTGATGCTACAAATGTCTGGGCCGGGGCAATGGGTGGTGTAAGGGCAGAGCTTAACGCCATTGCATCTATCATATCATCCTTGGGCGGCGGTGCGATCACAGCGGCGGCCAAGAGAACCGAAATTGACGCGCTACGGGCTGGAAACAGCATCAAGGACGCGGCGCGGGCGGCGGCGGAGTTCAAAGAGAACCTAAAAATCGACGCACAAGTCGCCAGCTTGGAAAGCAAGTTTGGCAAGGTAGGCACTGCAATGGGCAGCGTTTTGCGCGGGCAAGTGGAGTACAACCGCGAACTGGACCGGACCCTAGACGCAGAGAGAGATACGGCGCTTGAGCGTGAGAAGGCGGCAGCGAAAGCAGCGGTTTCATCAGCCAGTGGGGGTGGCGGCGGTTCTTCCGCAGCGTCCAAGGCAGCACGCGAGGCACAGCGGGCACAGAACGATCTAAACCGTGATGCAGAGCGCATCATTGAAGGTCTGAAAGACGAGCAGGAAAAGTACAACGACAGCCTAGAGCAAGCCAAGCGCCTGCTAGATGCTGGTGTGCTCTCACAGGAGCAATACAACCAGCACGTCGCGCAACTCGGGCAGGAACTGCGTGATCAGCAGCCATTTGTACAAGAGTGGAAGGACGGCGTGATTGACGCTGCCATGGGTGGCGCGGATGCGTTCGACAACCTGCGGGACGCGATCATTCGGGCTGGCCTTGAGTATGCACTGTTTGGTACGGGCCAATTTGCGCCCAAGGGTGGTGCATCGGGCGGCGGCGGCGGCGGATTGTTCGGGAGCCTGCTGTCTTTCGACGGAGGCGGCTACACGGGCGGCGGATCCCGCACAGGCGGCATGGACGGCAAAGGCGGGATGCTGGCAATGGTCCACCCGCAAGAGACCATTACCGACCACACCAAGGGCCAGACGGTCAGCAGTGACGGTAAGATGGACGTGCGCGTGTACATCGACGACAACGGCAACTGGCAAGCCAAGGTTGAGCAGATTAGCGGCGGCGTGGTCCAGCGTGCTGCCCCGACCATCGCGTCCCGGGCGGTAGGGCAAGCGCAGGCGTCATTCCGCAACAGCAAACAAGGGTGGTCGCCATGACGGATGCAACTTTCGCAGCAATTATGATCGCGGGCCTGTTTCTCCTTTTTGGGGGCCAAGTTGCCATCATTCTTTGGGTTCGACGGTATGTTGAGAAAGCAAAGATCCTCACCATCAAAAGGGTGTTGTCACTACAGCAGGCGTCGAAGGGCTGGCAGCCATGACGGACGTGATCGCATGGCCCCCTTTCCAGCTTACGGGCTGGGAATTGGCCGAGGTTTATCCACAGTCACGCTCAACAGGCTTGATCGAGGGCAGGCCGCGCACATCTGCGGCACAGCGCGGGCGACGTGTGGCGACGGCAAACGTCACCGGCATCGGTACCGCGAAGGACGGCGCTGGCTATGTGCGGATGCTCAACCGGCAGTGGGCGGGTGCGCCTAACCTTGTGCGCGTCGAGTGCCTGTCGTCGCTCTGGTATCTCGCCAAGGGCGGGCTTGATCTACGCAACAACATCTTGGAGTGGACCGACGGCGCAACCGAACTACTTTGGACGGCTGGCGCGGCGGATCTGCTATGGGGTGATGGCGCATACGCGACATACGGCGTGCCGTTGGTTGATGGACCGTGGCACAGCCTGACTGTCACCGGCCTGCCACCCAACCGCATCGTGGCGCGGCCTTCGGAGTTAATCAGCGTCATGGACGGGGCGACGACACAAACCGCATACGTCATGACGACTGCACGCTCGGACGCAAGCGGAACTGCGGTGATCCGCACTGACAAGGCAACTGCTTTCACAGTCGAGGGGCTTGTGAGCATCGGGCAGCGCGAGGTGATCGTGTTCGAGGCGCTAGGCGTACCGCGCGCGGTGCAGGGCGTCACCGGCACATTCGGCTTTCAGTGGGACTTCCGCGAGGTGTTCGAGGATGAATACGCAGACGGCTGGACGGACGTGAACCCATGGCTTTGACGCGGGGCGCATCGGCTGGCCTCATCACAGACTTGGGCGCGCATTTCTGCCCTGTGCTGCTGACCTATGCCGACTGGCCCGGTGAGGAAATCCGCATTCACAGCGGCACCGGCAATTTATCATGGGGCGGTGAGACGTGGACGGGCGCGGGCAAGCTGGTCCAGTTTCAGGCACCATACGAAAGCGGCGGGCTGGCGACTTCGGAAGCGTCGGTGCGCGTTGCTGCGACCGTTGAGGATATGCTGGCGGAGCGGGGCAAGGTCATTCGCAACCGGACGGTGATCGTATATTTCGCCACGACCACAACGGCAGCGGGCAATGTGCTAAAGACAGATCCCGTTGAACTGTTCTCAGGGTACTTCGACAGCCGCACGGGGTCGCTGTCCCGCTCGGGCGGGGATCTGGCGCACGACATGGTTCTGGGCATCGGCGTGGGGCCATCGGCGCGGGCGTCTGCGTCCATCACGCACAACTACGAAGACCAGATTGCGGCCTATCCCGGCGATACGGCGGGGCGGCACGTCCAGACTGCAAACCGGCTTCGGTTCAATCCGCAGACGTGGCCGGAGTAACATCGCGGGCGGCGTTCGGCGCGGCCTGTCAGCACATGCGGCACCCGTTCAAATGGGGGCTGCGGAGCGACTGCACAGCGGCCTGTGAGGCGTTCAAGGCACTGCACGGCGTAGACCCATTAGGTGGATGCCTTGACGCCTACAGCACGGCGCTAGGCGCTGCGCGGATACTCAAGCGGGCGGGCGGCTATCTCGCATGGTGCGAGGCAACGTTCCGCCTGCCGCAAACAACGACACTAGAGGCGGGCGACATAGCCCTGATCAACAGCGCAGACACGTTCGGCGCGGCCTTGGCGATCTGCATTCAACCCGGCGAGTACGCCACCAAAACGGAGCGCGGCATGGTTATCACCACGGCTGACATTCAGGGGGCGTGGACATGCCGTTTCTAGCGCCACTCGCGGGTGCGATCTATGCGGCCGGAACGTCATTGATTGTCGCGGGCGCGGGCGCGCTGACTTCACTTGGCATCGGTGGCGCTGCGGCTTGGTCAATATCGTCTGCGGCTGTCCAGTTCGGCGCGTCATTCCTGATCAACAGCGCAATTTCTGCGGTGTTTGGCAAGAAGCCTACCGCGCAGGACGTGGCGGCTGATCTGGCTCAGCCTTCCACGGAACCATCGCACCGATTTGTTTATGGCGAGTGCCGCGCGACCGGAACGCCAGCCGGAACGCCGGTCAAGGGAGAGTACATCTACGGCGCGTGGGTTCTCAATTCGCGGCCTTCGGACCTGTCCAGCTTCACGCTGTTCCTCGACAAGCGAGAGGTTGAATTGACGGGCAATGCGTTTGATCTTTCTGGGGCAGGGGCAACGGCCACGGAATCGCCGTTTCTGGATCATTGCACGGCCTGGGTTAGCCTCGGCGACCAAACGGCACCGCCTGCGGCCTTCACTGCGGAAGCGCCCTACGTTGAAGGTTTGAGAGATGATCTTTGGTGGGTCACGGAGGATACCGCAGACGCATGGAAGGGCCGAACCGTTATCTGGCTCAAGCTGAAGGCGGGCGGGTCTGGCGAGCGGCAAGAGCGGTGGCCCTCTACGCCGCCGTTGGTCGAGGTTGAGGGCAAGTGGTCCAAGGTCTATGACCCGCGCAACGTGGCGCATGATCAATACAACCCAAGCACTTGGGAATGGTCGGATAATCATGCGCTTTGTGTGCGTGATGCGCTTACGATGAACCCTATCCGCCAATATCGCGCGAGCCAGATCCATCCGTCCTTTGACGAAGACGGCCCCGACGCCTGCGACGAAACCGTTGCGCTAAACTCTGGCGGCTCTGAGGCGCGATACACCTGCGCGGGAACAGTCGTCTGGACGGACGGCGAGGTTGAGGACCAGCTTAACCCCATGATGATCAGCGGCGCGGCTGATTTTATCAGGATCGGCGGCAAGCTGGGCTATGCGGCGGGCGTCTACCGCACGCCCACCGAGACAATGACCTACCTGCTGGGCGACGGCTTCGAGTTCCCCGACATGATCGCGGGGAATGAATTGGTTAACCGCCTGCGCGTGACGTACCTATCGCCAGCGCGGGGCTATGAGACAGCAGAGTTGACCCCTTGGGACATTCCAGGCGCGCTGGCAGAGGACGGCGGTGTGCCTGCGATCAAGACGCTGGATCTGCCGTTTTGCCCATCCGCAACACAGGCTATGCGGGTTCGCAAGGTCACGGGGCTGAGGCTGCGCAGGCAAGAAAGCATCCAAGGCGGCACGCTGCCACCCGAGGCGTTTAACCTTGTCGGAGGGGCAACGGTCAACATCGCGCTGCCCGCACCATACGACGCGCTGGACGGCGTGTACGAGGTTTCCGGCATCCATCCCGGCCTAGATCCCATCGGGGAGAGTGGCGAAGTCGCTATGCGTATTCCCGCATCTTTGGTGAAGCACAGCGCCTCGGTCTACGCATGGACGCCCGCGACCGATGAAGAGGAAGTCTACGACGAGGTGTACATCGAGGCACGCAGCGGCACCGTGGAGCCGGGTGCGATCAGCATCACTACAGGGGATTCCGCCAATATCGACTACGGCGGATATATTCAGGCGCGCATCCGTTTCGCTTTTGATCCGTCCACATCCGGCGTTGCTGGGTATGCTTGGGAATATCTCAAGGCGGGGGATTCCGACTGGCAAACAGGAGGATTTATTGACGAGGGAATCAGGGACGGGTCGGGGCAGGTCTTCGGATACCTGAATGCGATTGCGGGATCATCATACAGCATCCGTGTCCGCGCGACCGGACCAAACGGAAACTCTGGCTGGACAACTTTCACCGGCGCAACTCCAGTGGTCAACATCACCATCGACATCCCGATTGACGGCGCGGCGGTCGGCGGTGCTGGCGAAATCACAGCCAGCTTCCGCACGCCAAACGATGCAGACTTCCGCGCCATTGAAATCTACGGCAGCGATACAGACGACAGCGGCGCTGCGAGCCTGATCGGAACGGCAATTTATACCAGCCAGAACACAATCGTGAGCGTCACAGAGGACAGCCTCGGCGCGTCCGTGACCCGCTACTACTTCGCCAGATCGCGCGGCGACTACTCCAGCGCTTCTGACTTCACGGACAGCGTGAGCGCCACAACAACCTAACCCCTGATCACATCACAAACAAAACAGCCCGCCAGCGGGTTCGCAATACATGGAGCCTTAATATGGCAATCACAGTCCCAGCAATGATAATCCCTACATCCGGAACGGACCCCAAGGTTGCCGCAAAAGGCACAACGGAGGACGCTATTGAGTCGGTTGTTCAGGGCGTTGTGGACCAGTTAGGAGATGCGGCTGAACAAGACGCTGCCGATCTACCCATAGGCAACGCCACGGCCACGGCTCTGGCTGGCAAGGCGACAACCGCGCAGGGTGCGAAGGCTGACACTGCGATCCAGCCCGATACATTCTCCGCAGAGGTCGCCGCGCGAAAAGCCGAAGACAACTCAATCAACGGCAAGATCATCTCTGAGATTGCGGCGAGGGCCGGAGCGGACACTGCTCTAAACGCGCGCATTGATGGCCTGTCTAGCGGCATCTTCTATGCGGGCACGTTCAACCCTGCGGGCGGTTCGTTCCCGTCCGGCGCGCTGCGCGGTGGCACATATCGTGCCACGTCTGCGGGAACAATCAGCGGCGAGACTTTTTCAATCATGGACCGTATCACCGCCAAGGTGGACGCGGCGTCTACCTCTGTTTTCGCGGGCAACTGGGACTTAGCTGACACGTCTGCGGAAATGGCGGATCTTGATGATAAGTTCAACAACACCCTGCGTTATTACGGGGCGGCTGGTGATGGCGTGACGAACGACACGGCGGCTCTGCTGCTGGCTGATGCTTCGGGCAATGAGTATATTGACCTTGAGGGGCTGACCTACATCACGACAGCTAACGCCAGCGCGCTCAATTCCAAGTATTACAACGGCACGCTGTACGTTCAGAACTCTGACGGGAACCAAAGTGTTCTGGCAAACGAGACGCCATATCAAGAAGCTGAGTTGCGCCAGCTTGGGACAAAGAGCCGTTTCTTCGACTGGGAGGGTGCGGAATTGCTTTGGCTTGGCACGTCTTTTGTCCAGTTCGGAGGTGGTGTTGACGGATACCCTGAACTTGTAGCCGAAACCCTGAACGCCAATGTTCTGAATAGAGGCTGGTCCGGCTCGCACGCGACTTTTAAAGACCTGGCGGACATAAACGACACTGATATAAACGAAGTCAAAGCCTTGTCTATGACGGACGCAGATGTTGCCGCTGGGCTTGCTCTATACGGCTCCGGTAGCGTCTTTGATCCTGCATTTGACGTAGTGACAAAGGCCTTCGATATGACCATGGAGCAGCGGATTTTCCGCAACTTCGAGGACACTGACTTTGACGTTGTTGTGTTGGATCACAACCACAACGACCGCCGCAATGCGTGGGGTACGCTTACCCCTGAAAGCACAACGATCACGGCTGTCACGAAGGCGGCGCAGGCTGTTGTGACCGTTTCAAGTATCGGCACCATTTCAGTCGGTGATTTTGTGGCAATGCGGCAGGCTGGTATTGCTGGCTTGGACTTTGCTTGCGGACGTGTGCAGGGTGTCTCCGGCAGCAACATCACAATCGCTTACAGCACAACCGGATTGATTGGGACGTTCTCTAGCGGCACGCTCTACAAGCTGGACCGATCAACCGTATTCGGCAGCTTTGAAGCATGTATATACGCGATAAAAAACTCATCAATCCGCTATGGGTCTGGCAATGTGCACATCATTCTCTGCGGCGCTCCTTCCGAGTTTACAGGTGATAATCCTGACAACAACATCAGGTCAGTCGCGGTTGCAATCCGCCAAGTATCGGACAAGTGGGACTTGCCGTTCTTCGATATTGCCACGGCCCTATCTGTGGACGAACAGGACCACTTGTCCTATTTCCCAGATACTGTTCACCCATCCACCCCAGAAACCCGGTCGATCCTGTCACGCTACTGGATTGAGTGGCTCCGTGGCGGGCGCGATCTGGCCCTAAACAAGTCAGACTTTGTAGCGGCATCTCCGGAGCCGGAAACATTCGGCGCACCTTACACGTTCGACAGGTTCACTAACGCAGCTTCCGCGTCCGGTGTGGTATACGGCGGGATCACGCCAGAGCTTGTTGAGGATTTTTCAAGCGATCTTTCTGCCTATACTTTAGTCGGTACATCGCCAGTCATAATCTCAGCCCCTTGGGGTGATGGTAGCGAGGTCTTGTACACATTTACGAGCGGGGCACAGGCGAACAGCTACATTCAACGCAGTCTTGCCCTTACAACTTCGGCGGGTTTTGAGTTTGATTTTCAGTTTGACGTAATCGCCAGCGACACTGCCACAACTCGAAAGATTACGCTTTGCGAACTGCGCGGTGGCGGCGTTGGGCTAAACTATTCTGTTGAAATCTTTATTGGTGCAGATGAAACCGCTAAACTGCGTCTGGCCTACTTTGACAGTGAGACCAAGCTGAAAACATCTGCGCTGCCAGATGTGTCTTTGTCTAGCATCACCAAGCACAGTCTCAAGTTTGAGGTTGTCCCTGATGTTGGTGACGGCTTCGGTCGTGCGCTCCTCTATGTTAACGGCGCTGTGATCGCCCGCACAAAAATGGACAACGGGTCGGTCCCGGAAACTACTTCAGTAAGGATAGGCCAGATCGGGTCTACCTATGCCGCACCTATGGGAATAAGCATAGGCAATGTTGTTTTTGGCAATATCCCACAGACAGCATCATCTGACCTTGGGGCCGTTGACTTTCACCCTGAACAGTACGGCGCGGTTGGTGATGGTGTGACTGATGATGGTCCTGCCCTGAATCGCGCCTTTGCAGCGTATAAAGAGTACATTGAAAGCAAGCCTAACCGGCTTGGCGCTGCTAAGTTCAGCGGGCGCGGGCGCGAGTATATGACCACGGTTTCCATCGACTTTACGGAGGTCACCTCGTGGGGTTGGGCCATCGAGGACATTGTAATCATCGGCAAGTGCGCTGGTAAGACAGTCCTTGATATGATCGGTTCAAGGGGTGGCAGTACAGAACGGGTTACAGTTTGGGGTGATCCTGATGATATGCCGCGTGTTGGTGTTATGGCGGCAAGGTCGGCTGCTGGCGGCTCCAAGGGCTTCTGTGACAACATTCTCCATGACGGGCTGCAAACACGCGGGCATTTTAGCTTGGCGGGTGCGTATTTCTATGGACAAGAAACTACGACATATAACCACTGTGCGTTCTGGAATTACTACTATGGAGGCCACTCTGCAATTCATGCTGGGGAGGACATTTACCCAGTAGAGTCTGATTACGCGACTGCCCTTTCAGGGCGTGTTAGCTTCATAAACAACGTATATATAAACTGCGACTATAGGTATTTGCCGTTAGACACATCTGCCAACATATCGGAGGTTTCAAAAGCCAACCCTATGGTTATCACCACAAGCGCGGCTCATCCGTTTGAGGTCGGGGATGTTGTCGTAGTTGGGCCTCAGGTGGGTATGCCGGAAGCCTACGGTGTCAATGCAGCAATTACTGCCGTCACTTCAACAACCATAACCATCGGAAGTGTTGATAGTACGGGCTTCACAGAATTTGTGTCAGGGGGGCAGGTAATTAAAGCACAGACTGTCCCAACTGTTTTGCGTATGCTGGCAAACGATCACACATTCATAGGCTGTTATGCTGTTGCCTACGGCGCTCCGCAGATTTCATCTAACATAAAAAATAACCCTATTCAGTGCTCTGATGCGTGGCTTTTTGAAGGCTTCGGCCAAGACTTTTCAATGGAGTTGACCGGAGTTTTTGGGCAAAATAAAACTTTGAATGGGTATTCGTTTAGAACCTACCAATCACGAATGACCACAGCAGTCTTTGGCACAGACGCTACTACGGGGACAATTACCATTCGGGACGGTAGCATCTCTATGCCATCTACAAAATATGTCACCCCACGCCTGTTTGATGACGAAAGCAAGTATGCCCTGTCTGGTGTAAATGTTGCAATCTATGAACGGGATAAAATAGACACTGATGCACTGGCTGCGTTTAACGGTTCCGTGGTCGGCTTTGACACTGACAAAACCGAAGTTTTTAACGGGTCTACCGTCTCCGATACACTCCTTTCGAGAAGCGATTTCGGGTTTGCAACAGACAGTGGGGCGGGTGGTAGTGTCACGCAGCTAGGAGCAAAAACCAGCAGTGTGACTTTGAATAAGTCTGTCGGTTTTGTTGTTACGAACAACCAGGCACTAGCTGCGGGTGCAAGTGTGCGGTTTAGGGTTTTAAACTCAAAGCAAACACCAAGCAGCATACCTGTAATATCGGTGAGAACCCCAAACGACAGCTATAGAGCGATCATAACCGGAAGCGCTAATGGGTTTTTTGACATCACACTAACCAACATTACCGCAGGGTCGCTGTCAGAAGCGGTGACTATTAACTTTGCGGTTATAGCTGGGTCGCCGAACTAAAAAAGGAGCGGACGATCTATTTGGGATCGTCTGCCCCTTACACCCACCAGAAGGCCATGAGGCCACGCAATGCCCGAAATCAGTACGGCGAAAAGAAAGGCCGAAGGTTTGGCACACTATGACGAGCAAACACTTGAGCGGTATGAGACAAGGCTGGCGGAATTGGAGGCACAATGCGTAACACCGGAGGATCGAGAAGTGGATCAGCTTATCCGCAAGATCGTGCGGTCGGTGCGCATGACGCTATGGCTGACCAACGGCGCGATGAAATGGCTCGCAGCTCCCCTTGGCATATTCT